CCAAACCAAGAGTGGTGCGTTGGGCAGCGGCGTCTGCATCGTCGAGCAGTGCCTTACCTGCAGCAGTGAGGTCGTAGGTTGCTGCCGTACCGACTCCCGTGAACTGAATACCCTTGTCAGCAGCAGACGTCAGTCCTGCAAGAGCCTGAAGTTCTGCATCCAGACGGGCATTGGCTACGGTTCCGGTAAGCTGAGAAGCATCGATGCTTTTGTTTGTTAGGGTGTCGGTGGTGTCCCGTCCGACGAGGGTTGTGGTTGCTGTCGGAAGAGTTACCGTACCCGTATTTGAAATCGTGCTGATTACCGGGGAGGTAAGGGTCTTGTTCGTCAAGGTTTGCGAACCCGTCAAGGTTGCAACGGTTGAGTCGATTGCAAACGTCACGGCATTACCGCTACCGGATGTATCAATACCCGTGCCGCCCGTAAAAGTCAAGGTCTCGCTATCGAGGTCGATGCTTAATGCACCGCCTGTGTCAGCTTGGAAGTCAAGGTCTTGTGCGGTAACCTGAGCGTCAACATACGTCTTAATGGCCTTTGCAGAGGCGAGGGTTGTGTCAGTAGCCGCAACAGATGTTAGGTCAGTGTCGAGGACGCCTGACTTGAGATTGTCTACCTCGATGTTTGAAAGGGTGTTGTTGTCAGCATCGATGGTTTTGTTCGTCAAGGTGTCGGTTGTGGCTCTGCCCACGAGAGTATCCGTGCTGGTTGGCAGAGTTAGCGTACCCGTGTTCGAAATGGTGGCGATGACAGGTGTTGTCAAGGTTTTGTTGGTCAGAGTTTGCGAACCTGTGAGGGTAGCGACAGTAGAGTCGATGGCAAAAGTAACAGCATTACCTGCACCAGCAGTATCAATGCCTGTGCCACCTGTAAACGTGAGAGTCTCGCTGTCAAGGTCAATATTAAGTGCGCCGCCCGTATCTGCTTGGAAGTCGAGGTCTTGTGCCGTGACTTGTGCATCGACATAGGCTTTGATGGACTGCTGGGTTGCAAGGGCTGTATCGCTGTCGGAAGATAGGGTATCTTCGTCGAGGATGTCCGTGACAGTGGTGGTTGGCATCGCAATGCTATCAACATACGCAACACCATCGATGTACAGGTCTTTGAACTCAAGACCGGATGCACCCAAGTCAACATCGTTGTCAGTTACGGGAACGACAGCCCCATCTTGTACTCGTAGCTGTTCTACGGAAGAACTTGAAACATCTACAAAGAAACCAACCCGATTGTTCGTGTCGTCAACAACAACCTTGTTTATCGGAGTTGTTATGCCGGGGTCACCAATCAGACCGATGACCGGACCTTCAGCAGCCGTGCCATCGTGCTTGTGACCTGTCGAGTTGTTGAAGGCGGCTAATAGCTGGTCGAACTCATCATTCGAATCCGATGCGTTGATAACGTCGCCGTCAGTATATGTAGATTGTCTGGTATAACCTGCCATTGGTTATCTCCTTCCTCCCGGAGTAAATTCTAGTTGGTAGCCTTTGATTGAGATGGGGGCTGCGCCTTGATTGTCGTCGAGACGAACCGCAACCGTAAATCCGCCCCCTTCGATGCTCTGTCTGACTAGCGGTGTCCCGCTCGAACCGTACACGGCTGTCCCGTATGTTGAGGTAGCGAATCCGTAGATAGCTACCGCTGCACCTGTTGTCAGTTCGTATTCGTTTGGCTGGGGAACATCCGACGAATTAAAGTCGTAGCGAATACGAAACTTTGAGTTAACCGTTCCTTCGTTATCGTAGTTCCAGATAATCCGTTGCATGAGCTTTCGGATACCTGCGTCGCCCATCGTAAAGTCAGGAGAACGATAAATAGCCTGAATGTTGGTTCCGTCGAAGTTATCCCCCGTTTCTTGCTTGTAGACGTAACCATCGTAACCACCGTGCAAGATTGTTTCAGTGCCGCTGATAAACCCAGACACGCAACACGCTGCCTTGATACCTTTCAGGTCAGCGTACTCCCAACCCATGCCACCTTCGACACCAGATTTGATGACACCGATGATACCCGGTGCGCCAGCCGTCGTTCCTGAGTCTTGGGGAAAGAACAGACGATATTGGCTTTTGTTGCGGATAACAACGGACGAGATGCGTTCCTTAGAGATGTTATCGAGGCGGGGCTGTACCTGCTTAGATATCGTTCCCAGTTCGATATCCCCAATCTTATCCGTACCTGCGATGGTTCGCAAACCGTCCGGAGCCAGATAGATAACGTCACCTGCTATCTCTTGAACGCTGAAGCCATCAACACATCCGATGTTTCGTGTGACAGGTTGCATCTGAAAGTCTGCAACCGACGAACCTGCAAGAAAGTAAATTTGGTCTTCGCAAAAGATGAAGAGACGGTCACGAAAGACCTTCAGTTTCTTAACGGGGCTTTCGACGCGAACCGACCCCGCCCCATTCGCCGTTGCAAAGTCCGTTTCATCAAACGGAGACGTAAACACCACTTCCTGTGGGTTCGTTGACATACCTGCAAAAAACACGTGACTTTTAAACACAGCCACGAACTGAGGGTCTGCAGGTGCGCCTGTAGCGTTAATATCTGTAACCGAACTGTTATCGTACACTGAAGCATTGTTGGCTCCATCACACCAGATAACTTTTTCAGTGTTGTTGAAATTAAAGTTTGCAAAGTCAAAACGTCCTGCGCTAGTTCGTCCGGTGTCTATGCTTGTCCAGCCGCTACCCGTACCTTTGTAAACCGCCGTACCCTTAGATGCAATCACTTGGTTTTGATAGACGTGAACCCCAAGAATAGTTCCGGATGTGCCACCAACTTGGTTCGTGTCGTACTTTTCGAACCCGTTGATACGCCTATACCCACCGTTTATGTCCGGCTCGAAGTTTTGCAACTGGAGAGCAGCACCGGGGGGGATAGAGAACGTGTCCTTGTCGAGGACCAGACCGCCGCCTAATCGAACAACTGCCGGGCTGATTAGCGATGTTTCTGGCATTAGACAGCCCTCATGTAGTCCTTACGGTTGATTAGTTCGACACGCATACGGCTCAAGCCCTCTATGTAGTCACGCAAGGCAAGCTGCGAGAACTGAACATCAGACCGAAGCATGTGGGCGTAATAACGTGCGCGATTGACAATGACGTCGTGAAACCGCTCCGGAATGACCGGAGTATCCGTAGCACCGGACATGTCGGTAGACGTCTGATAATAATAGTAGCGAACCGTGTAGGTGTCGTCAGGCACGGGGGACAGGCCAATCTTATTGTCAGGGGTTTCGTAGACAAAGTCGGGGGCAGCACGTGCGCTGGTGTTGGGGTTCGTGTCGATTTCGTTCTTTGCATCGAGGTATTCGTTGAAGGACAGGTAGCGAAGGGTTCTCTCTGCCTCTCCAGATTTTTGAACTGTAAAGCTATCAAAGTCAACGGTCTTGGCATCTGCTTCGCGAGAATATTCGGCAGTTCCGGCAACAGTGCTAAAGGACTGGCTAACAACCGTAAAAGGCCACTCGATTTCAGAGTTGATGATGTCTCTCTGGGCTTTGTTCACAAAGTCTTTGATAGAGGTTTGGATGCCACGAGTCGAACCGATGTTGACAATCTCAACCTCGTTGATTTCGCGAAGGACGTTGTTGCAGAGTTGGAGGTAGTTCATGGGTTACCTATTTGGGTCATAAAATTCTTCAGCACTTACAGTAACAGCCAAAGTATTTGATGTTCCTGCAGCAACAATTAGTTTGTCTCCTGCGTGAAGATACAAAGGTTTATCTACTGTAAAAACAGATTCGAAGGCTTTACCGTCGAGGGCATGATTATCTAAAAGAATATGTGTCGTTGTGTCATCTGCGTGATAAAACTTCAGGGTATAGTTTCGTGTGCTGCTATCGTTGTTGCTCACGAACAAATGCTCGACGTGAGATGAAAAATTTGCCGGAACCACATATATATCTGTATCGCTTGTGGTGGACAAAGCGACAGATTCCGTAAAAAACTTGCTGTTACCGACGATAGGCATCAGTCACGATTCTTTTTTAAAAGGTTACGATGCTTTGTCCACAACCAGTTGTCCACCGCTGCGAACAATATACTAATGCGTAACAAAATCATAGCGACGCGATATCTAATCTTTTTCTTCATCACACTTTCCTGTAAGATTTAGTCTTCTTGGCGATAGCTTTAGGCTGTTTTGCAACTTGCTTACCAGCCTTAGTAGCCTTGCGCTTCGCACGGGTAGTGGCTGCGTACTCCTTCGAACTGAGTGCCTTGATGGCTTTCTCCGGAAGGTAACGTTCTCCTGTAGCCTTCGAACCCTGTGTAGAGGGTTTTCCAGACTTTGTGCGCCACTTTTGTTTAGTCCACGATTTAAGGGACTTCTGACT